ACAACGGAAGACACGTCTGGTCCTAGACCAAGCCCACTTCAGCTCCCGGGCATAAGGTTGATGAGCCTCTCCCCATTCGGAGAGAGACGAAAAAACCGGAAGCCCACTGGGAGCCGAAAGGGCGCCATAGGTACCTCTTGCCGGAACTGTGATCAGTTTCACAGGGACCACGGCGGCACCCCGGAGTCTTGGCTCATCGCTGGCACGAAGGCCAGAGCCGAGCGCTCCACCTGGGGCACCGTCGAGTCGGTCCACTGTGACAAATCGTTCACAGAAGGTTCCGGCAAACCTCGACACGAAAGACTTGACGGGATGGAGACTACTTCCAATGGCATCTACTCTCTGCTTGTAGAGAGAGTAGTCATTTTCTTCAAATATGCCAAGGAAGTCATCTCCGCATATCCGGCCAAATTTGGCATCCCTGGTGGCCCACCCGTTCACGATGCAAAGCAGAGTGAACGAACAGGGTGTGCCCATCGGGGAGCCTCGTTTTACCGGAATGCGGAGAGTCTTAGACTCCCCATCCCAGCCAAGGTCGTGGAGCCTGCTCTTGAAGGCATTGAGTTCGAATGGACTGAGGGCCTTGGGGAGAAGTTCACTAATTCTATAATGGAAAAAGTGAGTCTTCGTCCCCGCCCCCAAGGATTCCACAAAAACTCGAGCCATAAGCTCTGGTATGCCTGCATCAATCATACCCAACCCGACAGCCACGATGACTTCATGAGAGAAGCCATCGGTCGCGGCAGTCAGGTCGGCGCTGAGGATCTTATCACCTGGAGTGCACTTGTATCCGGTCACCCCCGCAAGGGGGTTTCCTTCAACAAGGACTTCAAGTCTTGGATCGTCAGCGACAGCAGGGAACAGAGCTTGACGAGCAAGCTCCCCGGCAGCAGCAAGAGAAGCACTGGGTGCAGTGACCGTCCTCAATTTGAACCCACGTTCGGGAAGGCACGTGACGCGGTGATCGAAGTGATCGGCCTCATGGAATTCACGGTAGAGTCTAAGTACAGACTCTACATGGTGGACCCAATTGAGGTCGGACATAAGATCACTGGTCCGGCGGCGGTCAACATCTCGAAGGATGGCACGTGTGAGTACGTCTCCTTCAGACTCTCTGGAAGGGGCCTTTCGGCCCGTCCTGAGGTGCTGAAGAAAAGCATCCATGCCATCCATCGAGCGGTCGAAGGCCTCCTCGGCGGCTACATTAAAGCCACCTCGAGAGGAGGGGACCTCGAAGACCCCGCTAGTGCCTGCCTTCACATGGGAAGGAGGCGTGTACCCAGCCCGCTGAAACCCTTCCTTGGTATACTGCCGGAGAGAGCGGAGTGCCCCCCAGGGCACCTTGCGGAACTTCTCTCCGTGTTTCTCGGCATGTTCCATCAGATTCCGCGCCCTCGAAACTGGACAAGTATCTTCCGGCAGAGACCGGGAGATAGTCGAGAGCGTGAGCCATCCCGTGCGTGTATAGGCCTTGGTCAACCATTTGATCAACCAGGACCCAACGCCTTTAGGGATGGGAGGAACAACTTCCGAGCCCAAGGCCCGAGAGCGCAGATAGAGGCAGAGATCCTTAATGGTAAGGATGCAC